AAAGGGCCAGTAGACGTTCCCAAACGCAGGAGCAGCGTTGGATTCAGGTGTACGGCATCACGGGGGACGAGTATTGGGCGATACACCGCTATCAACTGGGAAGGTGTTTCATCTGCCAGCGGGCCACAGGTGCTAGGCGAAAGCTGTCCGTTGACCACTGTCACAAAACAGGTGTTGTTAGAGGACTGCTCTGTTCGACCTGCAACTCGAAAATATTGGGTCACGCCAGGGATGAGATTGCGTTCTTTGAGCGGTGTATCGACTATTTGACTGAGCCGCCGGCGGTTCGTGTGATTGGTGAGCGGGTCACACCCGACATGCAAACTTGACATTAGGAGTTAATGTGTTGATAGATGAGTGGATTGCTGTGGGGGTAGCGAAAGGGTATTGCGGGCCTGTTGTGTGTTCCACACACGACGGCATCCCCACAACTTTCGATGAAGATGATTCTTTCGATCTGGGTGAAGATCACTGCATCCCCGTGGTTCGTATCTACGCAAACACCCAAGAGAAGGAAGAAGTCGAATCCAATCACTCACCCTCTGTGTGGAGGCAGCGTTGAAAATTGGGAGCCTTTGCACAGGGTACGGCGGTTTGGATTTAGCGGTAAAAAACACACTTGGCGGTGAATTGATTTGGTACGCGGAAAACGATAAATACCCGGCGAAACTATTAGCACACCGTTTCCCGGAGATACCTAACTTGGGTGACATAACTGAACTTGATTGGGCTCAAGTTGAACCCGTGGATGTTTTAACAGGTGGCTATCCTTGCCAGCCTTTCAGTAGAGCAGGTAAACGTGAAGGGGAGAAAGATCAGCGTCATCTCTGGCCGCACATTCGTCAAGCCATTCGCATACTTCGACCACGATACTCGATCTTTGAGAATGTGGGAGGGCACAGGTCTTTGGGGTTCGGAACCGTTCTGCGGGACTGTGCCGAAGACGGGCTCGATGTCAGGTGGTGTTCTGTCAGAGCTTCCGACGTTGGCGCACCACACCAGCGAGAAAGACTTTTCTTTATCGTTACCGACCCCGACAGGTCAGAACGGCAAAAACAAGGATTCGGCTTCACAAGCCGCCAGGAAATCCCCGCCCATAACCTCAGTAACAACACACTTTCCGTTTGTTGACGGTGTTTGGTCAGGGACTTGGGGTATCTACACAGAAATTATTGGGATGTGGGAGACGATCACCAGGGCAGCCCCGGAACCCGCCGAACTAGGCGAAGATGGTAAACCTAAGTTATCTTCGGCGTTCTCTGAATGGATGATGGGCCTTCCTCCAGGTTGGGTATCGGAAGCCCCTATCCCTTACACCGCTCAACTGAAAATGCTGGGCAACGGTGTGGTTCCTCAACAAGCCGAACTAGCCTTACGTCATTTACTTGACATTGGGTAAACACAGGGGCAGGTTCAAATGGCAAAAACACACAAAACACAAAGGAAACCTCAAAACCTATTGGACAAACCCTAACAGGCGACACAACAAACACAGGAAAACACCATTGATAACCCAAGCGATCCAATACCTCACACCAGGATGGGAACCACCCCCCGACAACGGAAAGAAATGGGTACACACCCTGTGCCCATTCCACCCAGACTCCATCAAATCCGCCGCAATCTCCTACCAACTAGACGCCTTCAACTGTCTCGGCTGCGGAGTCAAAGGCAACCCGGTGACGCTGATCGCCACACAGAAAGGAATCAACTATTCATCAGCTAAACGAATCGCAGAGACACTATCTGAATCAAGCGGCCAAACACTACCACCAAAACCTACCCGCAAGCCCAGCATCAGAGTATTTGACGACTAGAGGTTTACAAAACCCGTCAATCGGTGACAGATACAAACTTGGATTCGTGGCAGATCCTTTGCCGGGGCATGAAATGTTTCGCGGATACCTAGCAATCCCTTATCTCAGGCCGGCGGGGGTTATAGCGATCCGTTTCCGATGCCTCCAAAACCACGAACACCAAGGGCACGGCAAATACATGTCAGTGGCAGGGGACAAACCGCACCTATACAACACCGCCGCCCTCATGCAACAAACCCCGGTGGTGGCTATCACAGAAGGTGAAATAGATGCGATAACCGCCGACCTGTGCGGAATCCCCGCAGTGGGGGTGGCTGGGGCACATTTATGGCAACCCCATTTCCGAGACCTGTTCTTGGGATACCGGGACGTGTATGTGCTGGCCGATGGTGACTCGGCGGGGCAGAAGTTCGGAACGTCCATAGCTGAACAGTTGCCGAACGCGAAAGTGATCCCTATGCCGCCAGGGGAAGACGTGAACTCGCTGGTTGTCAATCACGGCAGGAACGCTTTAATCGAAAGGATCAAATGAGTCAGGTGATTGTTTACACGCAGCCCGGATGCCTGCCGTGCAAACGGGTGATTGACAAGATGTGGGATGCCGGTATTGACCCGGAGATTGTGGATATCAGCCGCGATCTAGTGTCAAAAGACTATTTGACCCGATGGTTGGGTGTGAAGTCAACCCCTGTTATTGAAGCTGACGGGTTCGACCCGGTTATTGGTTATCAGCCTGACAAGTTGAAGGAGATTATCGGTGCGTTTCGAATTTAACTTCTCCGTGGGGATGGAGTTCCCCAAATGGGTTGAGCGCATACATGACTACGTGTGGGTAGACGAGGAGGAAGACAATGAGTGATTTTGGTTACCGGCTGGACAACGCCAAAGACGGCCAGGAGTTCGCCAAGGTGATCTTGGGTTTGTTCACCGACCTCGAAAAGCTTATGGAATACGAGGTGGATGACGATGAGTGACCCTATTTCCCCTGACCACTACCAGTTCGCTAACGGGTTCCAGGTGATCGACCTGACAGAGAATCTGAACTTTTGCTTGGGCAACGTGGTGAAGTATGTGGCCCGCGCAGGCCGCAAATCACCTAATCCTTTGGAGGATTTGATGAAAGCACGATATTACCTCAACCGCGAAATTGATCGGCTGGAAAATTGAGTAAACGAATCTTCGTTATCTCCGACACCCAAATCCCCTACCACGACCGTAAAGCACTCAAAGCGGTCATCAAAGCCATAGGTGACCTGCAACCCGACGAGGTAATCCACATCGGGGATTTGATGGATTTCCCGCAGCCGTCCAGGTGGAACAAAGGAACCGCCGGCGAGTTCGAGGGATCTGTGTTCGCTGACTCCGAACAAGCCAAACAGATATTCCTCGAACCGCTACGCAAAGTCTATGCAGGCCCAGTCGGTGTCCACGAAGGCAACCACGACGAACGGCCACGCACATACCTAGCCAAGTATGCGCCAGCACTCGCGGAGTCAGGGGCGTTCAACCTTGACACCCTACTTGACTTTAGGCAGTACGAGATTACACTGTTACCTGAGTTCAACAAGATCGCTCCTGGGTGGATCACCACTCACGGGCATCGGGGCCAGATCAGCTTGTCCAGGGTTGCCGGCAACACCGCGTTGAACGCGGCAGTGAAGTTCTCGACAAGTGTGGTGATGGGTCACACACACAGGATGGGTGTCTGCTCGAAGACCAACGGTTTCGCCGGGAACATCACCCGGCAGATCACAGGTGTTGAGGTTGGTCATTTGATGAACCAGAAACTCGCCCAGTATTTGAAGGGTGGGACGGGTGACTGGCAGATGGGGTTCGCCCTGCTCACTGTTGATGGTGGGCATGTTAAACCGGAGTTGGTTCCGATCACGAAGGGAAGGTTCACAGTTGATGGTCACACATGGGAGGTCTGACTGGACAGTAGGTAACCGGATTGAGGAGCGGTGGGAGCGGCGTAATGCCGCTCTACAACAGCGGATCGCTGATATACCTTCCAGGTTCACAAATGAGGCACTGTACGAACCCACTCCCGTAGGGAAGGCTGTACAGAACGCGGAGCATGAACTTTTCGGGACCAGTTTCACAAAGTTTTCTTCTCAGGTCCGTAGGGCTGCACGGGCTGTCTCGTATCAGTGGCCGGGACTGCTTGACATTGAAGAAGCGGAACAAGAGTTGTGGGCGCATCTTATGGCTCGCGCTGGGACGATAAGAAAACTGCGTGACGCTTTCGATGACAGGCAGCGTTTGAACGCCCTTGTTGAGATTGGTCAGCAGATCGGCAATAAAGCTCTCACCGATTACCGCATCTTTGTTGGGGATTTCCGGTACTCGGTGAATCAAGTTAAGCAGATTTTGGTGAAGGCTGCGGAGCAGGAACGTGAACCTGAATGCAATTTGCTTACTGGTTCTGCGCTGCTTGATCTGACACGCGGAAGTGAGGCTTTGAGGAACCGAAACTCCGATTACGCGGATGCCATTTCCAAACGCTACAGGGACGGGATTGTACCGAAACAGGGTGCCCAAGCCTTTCGGTTAAGTGCCGCGCTAACTGCTCTAACAACTGAAATGAACAGGGCTTTCAAACAGGCCCATGCGGAGCGTTCGGACGGCCCCGGTTCGCGCAAACGGGTTTCTAGGGCAGCCGCAGCAATGGAAACCAAACGAAATTGGGATGACGACAGTGCTGAAGCTGTCAACCGATTGATTCAACAAGCGAAAGTGACATTCAACAGATGAGCAAATACAAGGACGAATACGGCTACAACGATGTTGACGCAATCCTACTTGCTGGGCGCGAAAAGAACCACGATGACCTCGACGGCTATCTGCGTTTCGACCCAGACGAATTGGATGATGAGGCGTATTGGGATGAATACGAGGACGAGGACGATGCTTAATCTATTTGACCCTCTGTTCAACGGGATGGGCAGATCGGAACTGTACCGATCCGTTCTGTTTCCCGATCTGTTCCCGCACGAAAAACCAATGCTGGTTAACAACTGGCCTCTCGATGACCTCCAAATGTACTGCGGTGGCACCTACATGATGATGAAAGAGATTGCATGACTAACTTTGGACCCACAGGGCAACTCGTTTACGAACGCACCTACAGCAGAACCCTCCCAGACGGCACCAAAGAAACCTGGCCGCAAACCGTGGAACGGGTAGTGGACGGCAACCTGGCTTTGGTTGACGAGCGTTA